CCAAGATATGCCACTAGCTAGGCACCCCCCTGCCCCCTCTCTTTCCCCTAATTGTAATTCCGTCCCCTTCGAATACCCCTACGTTCCAGTCAAGTGATGCGCTTTATGGCTATATATATAGTGTGTTGTCGTATAACGGATGTTATGTAAACTGGACGAGCGTTCGCTAACATGCTGATATGTGAGCACTTACTTTGCTTGCTTATGGGGGGGGTGGTAGCCGACGGAGCGATGAATGTGGCTGCACCCTCCTCTGTACTGGAAAAGGATAATCTGGATTACTGTTAGTTGATGATGTGGAGATGTGGTGTGGAACCCCCCCTTGAGTCCGGGGAGGTCGAGACTCCGCTTAAGGGTTCAGCTTGTTTATGCTAAACCGATAGGCGATAAAATATCCATCCGGGATATCCAGTTTTAAGGCTTGGCGGGGTGTGGACTTCCCGTGTGGCCTACCTTACGAGAGAGGGATTTGGCGTAAGGTGCGCTTTATTGCCGCGCCGTGCTTGTTATTATTATTGGTTTAGGTGCGAGGCATCCGGTGACCTTTCGGGCGGATGGGAGGAATCAGAATGTCTGAATCGCTGCACCTTTGCCCATATTACAATCCTCGCAGAGTAATTGCAAGTTACAAATATCGAGTTCCAGTTCTGGGTATTTAGAGCGGGGGAGTTTATGATCGACGTGTAGGATGATTCCGTTTTTTTGTGTTCTACCGCACACTTGGCATTTTCCGTTACCGGATGATATGGCTTGCCAGCGGAGTTTTCGCCATTCGTTTGTTTGGTAGAAGTCCGACTTCATTCCTGGATGATATGGTGGGGATGTTTTATATCTTGTTTCGCGTGATTGTTTCAAGGCTTTGTTTAATTGGCGGATCTCTGCATTCTTTTCGGCAACCAAAGACTCTAATTTGCGCTGACGAGCTTTTGCTTCTCTTTTGTGTTTTATGGATTTGATTTGCCTATCGGTTTGATTGGCGTGGGTGTGGGTTTTTGTTGCGCCTTTTGAGGGAAATAATGCCCTTGAATCGATTATATTTCGCATAAATACTCCTTTTTGATGCTCCGGTGACCCATAAATGGGGCGGCGTGACGAATCCATAGTGGCGTTTTACTCCTATTTCATTTAGTATGCAAGTGAGTGCTCACATGGATAAGGCAATGACCCCATTGGAACGTAAGGAATTAAAGTCTCGGCAACGGGAAGAGAATCGCTTAAAGAACCTTGAGCGGCAAGAGGTTGGCGAGTATGGGACGGCAAAGACCGCACGGAAGCCTATTGGGACTGCGGTTGGTAATAAACAGCGGATGCAGGAATTCAAGGAGCGGTTGTTGCATGCTCCGGTTGGTGAGTCGATTATCCGTAAGGTATTGGAAGTCGCGCTGGATGATGAGCATCCTGGACAGATGTCGGCGATGAAGATGTGCTTGGATAGGATGTTACCCGTGGCGATGTTTGAAGAAAAAAAGGATGGTGTAAGGACGGCTATCCAGATCAACATCACTGGCATTGGTGAAGCTGTGGCTGAAAGTAAGGATATTAACGATGCCGAGGTGATTTCTTAATGGCGCTTACATTCGAATTGCTTAAGTGGCAAAAAGAAGTATTGTCTGACAATACTCGATTCAAGGTTGTTTGTGCTGGTCGGCGCTGTGGTAAGTCTCGATTGGCGGCCACGGAACTACTTATCTATGGGTTAAGATGTCCTGCTGGCTCTGCGGTGATGTATGTCGCCCCCACTCAAGGACAAGCCCGTGTGATTATCTGGGATGTATTGATGAACTTGGGGCGAGAGGTGATTGCTTCCAGCCATGTGAATAACATGGAAATCACTTTAGTAAATGGTATCAGAATCTATATTCGAGGCGCAGACAGGCCGGATACGCTTCGTGGTGTATCTCTTTCGTTCGTTGTTCTGGATGAGTACGCGGATATGAAGCCTATTGTATGGGAGCAGATTATTAGAGCTTCTTTGTCTGATAAAAAAGGCGATGCGCTGTTTATCGGAACTCCCAAAGGGAGGAATCATTTCCATGATATTTTCCTTAAAGGGGGCGATGACCCCGATTATAAGTCATGGAGTTTCACCACTGCCGACAATGAACTAATCGACCCAAAAGAGATCGAGGATGCGCGCAGGACGTTATCCACGTTCGCGTTCAAGCAAGAATATCTAGCCTCTTTCGATACTTTGGGTACTGATATATTCAAGGAAGAATGGTTGAAATACGGCAAAGAGCCACAGCAAGGTTCCTGGTATATATCTGTCGACTTGGCTGGTTTTGAAGCGGTTGGAGCCGGCGCGGCCAATTCGAAGAAGCGGCTTGACCTGACGGCTATTTCGGTCGTTAAGGTTGGCGAAGACGGGCGCTGGTTTGTAAAGAAAATCGAGCATGGTCGGTGGGATGTCAGGGAAACAGCAGTCAGGATATTGAAGAATATCCGAGAATTCCGCCCGCTTATGATAGGTATTGAGAGAGGCACGACGATGAACGCCGTTATGCCCTACCTTGCCGACTTAATGAGGAAGAATAATATATTTGCTCATGTTCACCCATTAACGCACGGGAATGAGAAAAAAACAGACCGTATTGTATGGGCGCTACAAGGGATGTTCGAGCATGGCCGCGTTGTGTTGAATGGTGAAGGCATAGATCATAAAAACTCGTGGCAGCATGAGTTTATTGATGAGTATTTGATGTTCCCAACAAAGGGTGTTCACGACGACTGCTTCCCGTCGGACGCGCCAATAATTACATTAGATGGGATTAAAGCAATATCCGATATTACAACCGATGATTACGTTTTCACAAGAAATGGATTCCGTCGCGTACTTAAAGCGTGGTGCAAAGGATACAAGCCGGTAATAACCAGATATGGGATAACAGCGACTCCTGAACACTTGGTATTTACTGAAAATCGAGGATGGGTACGTCTTGATTCTATTGCTGATGATGATATGCTTATTACCTGCAATCCTATCAAGGAGCCATCATGCGAGAAACAATCGAATTCAATGGGCGGAAGTATCACAGATACCCCAATGCAAAAAAAAGCAATCACAGGAGATATTACTCATGCCATGACAAATGGCTTGACAACCCAAGATTGCTCCATAGAGACGTATGGGAGTTCTACAACGGGGAAATACCAAAAGGACACCATATCCACCACGAAGACGGAGATTCTAGTAATAACAACCCATCAAACCTTATCTGCCTATCAATGGCCGCACACCAGATTGAACATAGAAGAGAAAGAAGCGAGAGAGGTAAATCTGCCAAACAACTCGCGCATCTCGATAGAATCAGAGGCGGCGCAAAGGAATGGCATTCCTCACCAGAAGGTATTGCATGGCATAAAGAACATGCAAAGATGTCTATCTGCAAAAACTACCCAGAAAAGCAATGCGCCGAATGCGGGATCGGATTCAAACCGAAAATTGCAGTCCAAATACTATGCGGGAAAGAATGCAGCAGAATTAGAGAAAACAGGCTTTCAAGAGAGCGGCATTCCTGTATATGACTTAATGGTTGATACAGACCATGAGTTTTTTGCATACGGCGTTCTGGTTCATAATTGCATCGATTCCTTGGCTGGAGTTGCACAAATGGCTATTACAAGCTATGCCGGAGATGATGATTCTGATGAATATGAGCCGCTTGACATAATAACAGGCGTTTGACTTTTCTGGTAGAATATGTAATGTGAGTGCTTACTAACATAGTTTGAGGGGTCATTATGGCATACGAGAATACAGGGCAGGTGATTGATAGCATGGATGATATGGGTGCTAAATTCAACAAGCCCACAGAAAACGATAAAGAGCTAACTTCTTTTATTGTTGACCATACCGACCGCTGGCGCGATTACCGAAATCAGAATTTCTCGGATGAGTGGGAAAAGTACGAGCGGGTATTCCGTGGGAAGTGGTCAGCTAATGATAAACACAGGGAGTCAGAGCGTTCCCGTATTATCTCACCAGCCACACAACAAGCTGTCGAAACCCGTCATGCAGAGATGATGGAGGCTATTTTCGGGCAAGGCGAGTTTTTTGATATTGATGATGATATTAAGGATGCGAACGGCACAAAGATTGACGTTGAGAACCTAAAAAACCAACTTAACGAGGATTTTGCACAAGATAAGATTCGCAAAGCATTCGATCAAATCGAGCTAATGGCTGAACTTTACGGTACAGGCATAGGTGAAATCACGGTAAGCAAGGAGAAGTTTTACTATCCAGAGGAAAAACAGATCGGTCAAGACCAAGTCGCTTATGGCGTGAACGAAAAAGACCGTGTTTGCGTCAAACTCAATCCAGTAAACCCAAAAAATTTCCTGTTTGACCCTAATGGATCGTCCGTTGACGACTGTATGGGTGTCGCAATCGAGCGTTACGTCTCAATTCACAAGATTATGCAGGGCATTTCGTCGGGAAAGTATCGCAAAGTCGATATTGGGACGCTTTATAAATCAAACGAACTTGAGCCTACGCAAGAAGCAAGGAATTATCAGGACGAAAAGGTTCTTTTGCTCACCTACTACGGGCTTGTCCCAAGAGAGTACCTTACTGACACAAATGAAACAGCAGCGGAAGAAAGGGGCGATTTTTCTTCTGAAGTAGAAGATTATGCCGATATGGTCGAGGCAATTATTGTTATTGCCAATGGTGATTTGCTTCTAAAAGCCGAAGAATCGCCATATATGATGAAAGACCGCCCTGTTTTAACTTATCAGGACGATACAGTTCCTAATCGCTTGCTTGGTCGTGGCACGGTAGAGAAAGCGTTTAACATGCAAAGTGCGGTAGATAGCTCTATGCGCCTTCACTTCGACGCTATGGCGCTCACTGCATCGCCAATGATAGCAGTGGATGCTACACGCCTTCCCAGAGGCGCCAAATTCGAGGTTAAACCAGGCAAGTCGTTTATGACCAACGGTGCGCCACAGGAAATCATCTACCCGTTCAATTTTGGGGTGAACAACAGCGACGCGATGAACACCAGTAAGGAATTCGAGCGGATGTTGCTAATGGCCACCGGAACTGTTGACTCTAACGGTCAAGTATCTCAAGTGTCGCGGGATTCTCAAGGCATGGATATGGCTACTGCCACCCTTATCAAAAAGAACAAGCGCGGTATTGTGAACCGTTCAGAGGACTTCATCATCCCGTTCATTAAAAAGGCTGCTTGGAGATACATGCAGTTCGACCCAGAGCGGTATCCATCTGTGGATGCGAAGTTCATCATCAAGGCGACTTTGGGCATCATGGCGAGGGAGCATGAACAGAAGCAGCTCGCTTTCCTGATGCAGACATTGGGCGCTCAATCGCCTTTGACCCCTATTCTAATGAACGGGATTCTAGCCAACTCTTCTATCTCAAATCGTGAAGCTATGATTGAAGAGATGAAGAAGATGAGTCAACCTAATCCGCAGAAGCAACAATTAGATCAGATGCAGATGCAACAACAATCCGAACTAATGCAAGCGCAGATCGAGAAGGAAAGGTCGGCGGCAATGGTTAATCAAATGACCGCGCTCAAACTAAATACAGAAACAAAACTACTTCCCGAAAAAACCCAAGCCGACATTATGGCCGCTATCTCTAAAAACCTACCGGATAACGACGCGGCGGCTAAATCCGAGTTTGACCGCAGGGTTAAACTTGCCGAACTCATGATTAAAGAAAAAGATGTTGATTCCAACGAGCGCATTGCGATGGCACAAATGAGCAAAGGCAGTATCCAATGAGTTCGGAATTCGCAGAACACAAAAAGTATTACGAGGATAGGTTTTCCATGTTTTGCGAGCAAGGCTGGAAAGACCTTATGGAGGATGTCCAAGCTATGATTGACGCGAGAGAAAGGCTTGGCGGCATAAACACAATCGAAGAGCTACAGTATGCAAAAGGAGAGCTTTCGGTGATGAATTGGCTGAAAAGCCTTGAGCAAGTAAGCCGCGCCGCGTATGACCAACTTAAAGGAGAAGATAGTGCCAATTTTTGATTTCAGGTGTGATAAATGCGGAAAAACAATCGAGCATTTGACGCGCTCCGACACTTTTGCGGTGACTTGCGATTGCGGTGGATTGGCGAAAAAGCAACTATCTATGCCAAAAATCATGCTGGATGGCACAGACCCATCGCTCCCTGGCGCATACGATAAATGGGGTAGAGATAGGGAGAATCGAGCCATGCAGGAACGGAAGAAGAGCTATTTTGAAGGTTAATTTCACCCAAAAATGAAGTGATTACTCACTTCTGCTTGCAAAAGCACCAAAACATGTGTATATACAAAAAGTAAGTAAGTGCTAACTAACAAGCAAAGTGCCTAGTTAGCGTATTTAACCTAGAACCCTTTGATGGGCAGGAGCATAAAGAAACATGGCTGAAATCTTTGAAGAGGTTAACGAGCAAGGCGAAATCGAAGCTGTTGAGAACCAAATTCAACAGGAACCCGAAAAGCAAGCACTACCTGATGTCCCAGAGAAGTACAAAGGCAAGGCTCTGGAGGATGTTGTGCGGATGCACCAAGAAGCTGAAAAGCTGATTAGTCGTCAGGCGCAAGAGGTTGGTGAAGTCAGGAAACTGGCTGATGAACTGCTCAAGTCTCAATTGACAAAGACCGCCAAAGAAGAAGAGCCGGAAGAGGTGGATTTTTTTGAGAACCCGCAAGAGGCGATTCGACAAGCCGTAGCCAATAGTCCTGATGTTATTCAGGCAAAGCAGTACACGGTTATGGCGCAGCAGGAGCGAGCAAGGCAGATGCTGGCACAGAAGCATCCTGATTCAATGCAACTTGTGCAGGATGGCGAGTTTGTAGAGTGGGTGAAGGCTAGCCCCATCAGGACTCAATTGTTCCAAATGGCAGACGCTTTTGACGTGAATGCGGCAGACGAATTGTTTAGTACTTATAAGCAACTGAAAGCAGTGAAGCAGGTGCAAGTATCTCAAGCCGAAAATGCAGTTGAAAAAGCAGCGAGAGAAAAAGCCCTAAATTCTGCATCGGTTGATACAAGTGGTACAGGCGAGAGTTCCAAACCAGTCTATCGACGGGCAAAGTTACTTGAAATGCAATTGCGCCGTCCTGATGAGTACCGTGTATTGGCTGATTCTGGTGAATTAGCACAAGCCTATCTCGAAGGAAGGGTGCGTTAAAAACTTAACCATCTAGGAGAAATACCATGGCACTTGGAACTAACCATAGCACTACCACTACCGCCGCAAACTTTATCCCTAGCCTGTAATTTTGGGGATGTAAAACCGATTCTAAATAACTGGAAGGGCTTAACAGCCTAATCAGAGGGAACACGAAATAAC